TATGCTAACTGATGATTGTATTGCTGAAATACTAAACCCTAATAAAACTGTTGGCGGTATGATTAAATTAAGATATAAAGATTAAATAATAAAAGCCCTGATTAAAGGGCCTCATCCTTAAGGTGTAACGTCAACATTCTCTTTGGTTTCTAGCTCAACAATATTAAAAGCTAAATCGTCGTTGTGTTGACTACCATCTTGAGCGGTTTTAATATCAAACTCTCTCGCTTTCTCTTGTAGTTGAGCAACACCAAGTAATGCTTTCTTATCGTCGGACTCACCTTTCTGTGTAGCCTTAATGACTTCAACTTCAGATAGCGCACTAAGTTGTCTAATCTGCTCGGCCTGCTGTTGAATAGTTTGTTGATCTATAAGTACCTGTTGATTTAACTGTTCGTTATCTGCGCGTAACTGCTCTCTTGGTTCTTCTGGATCATTAATAATCTGACTAACATCTTTAATATCCATAGCCTTATACATCTTACTTAGAATGTTATAGCCTTTCTTTTCATCAGTAAGTGTTGAGCGTGCCATTTTATTCTGTTGATGTATTTGCCATGCACCAGACATATTTTGAACTATCTTCTCGTTATCTCCAGCACCCAAGCCTATTTCAGTGTCAAGATTATTATCATACTTCCAGCCTTTAGGGTTAGCTTTTAAAGCTTTACCTAATACGTTGAATTCAACTTCGTCGATTTGATGGTGTGCAACTAACCAAGCAACACCTTCATATAATTTACGATAAAATACTTCGACAACATTTCGCGCAACCTTTGCAACCTTATCCTGGCTCATTTCTTTTATACCGGTAAATCTAGTTGCTGTTTCTTTTGATAGGGCATCGCCATCCAAACCTTGAGAGCTTAACTGGCTACCAATACGGTTTGCTTTCATCTGGTCCATGTGCTGCTTAACTAATAAAGCTTTGTCACCAATGAATTCAGTCGTTAATGGCATAATCATATCCGCTAGAGGTCTATCACCTTTAACTTGAACAACTCCACCTATTTTACTTGATAGTGCCTCATCTAAATTAACGCCATTCTTGCCAACTCTTACAGCTTTTTTTGTGTTGTTAACTGAATAGATGTTATCTAATACGCCACGGGTTATAGCTGTGTTAACTTCTGCAATATCTGTTACTTGCTCGCCCCACCCTTCACCAATTACTGAATGAGGCGTTATGAACGCTGAACCTACGGCATAAGGAACATGATCGAATGGTTCATTAACTAAAATGATATCATCAACCTTTTGAATATTTCTTCGCTCTGCTATTCCATCTTGGTTATAATCAACCTTAACGTATAAGTCAGTAACTAATATTAATTGACTTGCCCATTCACCAAAATCAGCTTCAGGAATATTACCCGGTGAATCGGTGGTTATAAATCTTTGTATAGTTCCGTTGATAGATGATGAAGGGAGGCTTTTAACTAATTTCTTGCTATGACCTTCAGCTAGTAACTCGCCCCTTGTCTTGTAGAATTCGTCCCCTAATAACTCAGCATCATCTTTGGTTGCTGCACCTTGTGATATTAAAAACGCACCACTAGGCACGCCAACAACTTTAATTTCTTGACGCTTAACCTTTGCGCGAATAAGTATAGTAAATGTACCATCTTCGTTTTCATCGTGAGAAATTAACTTGACTTCTTTGTTGTTTCTATTCTCAGTTAGTGCGTCCATTTGCTCAATGACTTCTAACTCAGTTATATTTTCCCACTTGTGATCTTCTGTCGTTTCAGTTTCTTCATAGAAATACTTAACAACACCGGCTTTTAATTTTAGTATCTCAGTTAACGCACCGCTTTGTGTTGCATAAGAATCTTCTTGCCCACGAATAAGCCAATCAACAAAGGCTGTCTTTTCTTGCGCTTCATCTGATTGTGCTTTATTGTCAGGGTTTGCAGCTTTGAATTTAATTATAGAGCCAGCACCTAGAAACATTCTAGTTAAAGAGTCATGCGCAGATTGAACAGCGTCTTTTACATCATTAGATACAAAGCGAGACCTACCTGCCACTTCTGTCCCGTAAGGTTTAGCGTTATACCTATCTTCTAAGAACTTATTAATCCTATCTAACTTGCTTCTGCCTGTTGTTGCATCTACTAATTTAGCGTTTACTATGTGAAGTAATGCTGGTTCAGATAAGTTTGCCATTTAAACTATTCCCACTGGTTCATAATTAGTTGTGTCTGCCCATTCTTCTTCTATCTCAGGCATGTATAAGCACATCATAACACTATCACCCTCGTTGGGCGAATCAATGCCTAATTTCTTCATCTCTTGCTTACTCATAATCTGGCGTAATCCGTTACTTCCTTTTTTAAGTGGTATGCGGCAAAGTTGAGATCTTAAACCTTGCATATCTGATATGCCGTCACTATCCAAACTTATCATTTCGTCGGGATCTACATATTCACCACGTTCAACACATTTGAAAGTATTAAAGAACCTGTCGGCTAATGCTAAGTAATATTGTGCACGATTATTTTTAAATGTCTCAGCGAATGTTTTAGGTTTATGATCTTTATTATCATTAATTTCTTGGTATATTGCTTCTGCGTTGTCTTGTCCTTTGCCTGATAATGAGCCTTTGAACATGTGGTAGTCGGTGTGTGTGCCGTTAAAGTTATCAGATATTTGACGCTTTAACCCTGTTCCCATTCCGTCACCATCCCACACAAAACAATCTACATTAAATTCTTTTGCTAAATCTGTTGCCCAATCACAGCACTCATCTATTTCACCAGTAGTTTTACATTGAACAGATTTAATTATTGATCCATGTCTAACAGCAAATCCAGCAGCATCCCCACCTCCATCAAAAGGATCATGTGCAGCGATGACCATTCCATGTGGCTCAAATGCTTTTTGTAATCTATCTAGTTTATGCGCATCTATGGCAGCGTCGAACCATTCAGGTTTTATAATAGAATCTTCAACCTCATCGTTAAATTTACCTTCCCATATCCAATCATACTTAGCTCTGGATAAATGCTTATAATCCCACTTTCTTAATGCTTCACCCTCTTCACCAAACCAAGGATTGTCACGCCAGTTAATAACAATAATTAAATGTAATTCATCTTCATAGAATCCATTTCGTTCTAGTTCTTTTATGTACGGGTTTATAAATCTTTGTGAAAAAGGATCTGCACTTGATTGTGGGTTAGCACCAAACCAACATTCAGCGCCAGGGTTTCTTAATATGGTAGGTAATAGCTTATCAATACTGGCTTGACTCATTGTGTGGGCTTCTTCAAACCAACTGTATTTATAACCTTGTGCTGATTGAATAGAATCAGGGTTTCTTGCTGCACCTTTATATTTTGTTACTGCGCCTTCAGGAGATTGCACCCTATCATTAGTGATAGACCAACCCTCTAGTTTTAGCCTCGTATTGATTGAGTCTTGAAATACCCTATGAACTGAATCAGATATAGAATCTTGAAATTCACGCAAACAATATACATCTGCGTTCTCGGTTGCCATCTTCATGGTTAGCATATCACCGAAGCCGATAGATTTACCTGAGTTACGCCCACCAATAGCAACCTTGATAGGTTTCTTGGTTGTTAGGAATCTCTCAAGCTTCTTGTTAACCTTAAGAGTCGGCATTGATAAACTCTATAACCCATTTATTATCAGTCTTGAATGATTCACCATCAGCGTTTTTAATTTCTATTGATTTTTCATCAGGTAGGTATTTTTTAAGGAGTGCTAAACGGTGTGATATAGCACTGTTAATGCGACTAACAGAAATGTTATCCATCTCTATAGTCACGTCCTCTAGTTTTTCAATATTATCAATTATTTGGCGCACCTTGTTGTTTTCACTAAGATAGCGCCTTAATTCCTCTTTATTTACTTCTCTACGCTTGTTTGCTGAGGTTGTAGATTTACTCATTTGTCAGTCCTCCTAAAAGGTTATTGACCTGTCATTTTATTGACGGTTTATACTTTGATTACTTGGAATATACCGTTAGCATTCACAGTGAATGTAAAGTCATTGTTAACCAAGTCGGGCTCTGTTGTTCCGTTATCTACTGTCATATCCCATGCACAAAATACTTTATTACTTGCTGTTGTATCTACTGCGATTAAGCTTTTAACTGTAGTAGGGTTACTTGCATCTTTTAATAAAGATAAATCAGCA